CCCGCAGGTGTGTCGTGTTCAAAATATCTGTATTCAACTGTAACAGTGCTTGTTGGTGCAGTAGTACCCGCTTTTAGTTTACCCTTGCCTGGTCCATAATAGTTATCTCTCTGACCATTATCAAAGATGAACTTATAGGTAATATCTTCGCCTGTGGCGTCATCAGTGACTTTATTGAATCTAAAGATATCTGCTTTTGATAGTGTAAACTTATTACTACTCAAAGATACTTGTTCAGATTCCCAAGTGCTAACACTTGGTTTTAGTGTTTTGTTTTTACGTGTAAGAGTTCTTGACTGATACGCAATGACATGACCATTACCATTAGGAACACCCGAAATAACTGCTTGTGTATTATTAGCAGCCAAACTTACTGAAAGATCTGTATACAACGACCCACTACTATCTACTTGATAAATCCAATCATCAGTTTCAGTAAATGTGTCTGTATTACCTGTATTGATTGTTACAGTACCACCAGTCTTATTTGTTGTATATACGATACCAAGAGTCGCTTCTACGTCACTGATCTCTTGAGTTCTGTCAGATTGTAGTTTAAATAATAGACTATTTTCTGTCCTGTTGTAAAGATCGTATCTATTCTGAATAGCTTTTAGGTTTGCATAGTTATCAGCATCAACACCAATACTTCTTATATCACCAAATCCTTTTGTGGCATCGGTAATATCAACATCAAAAACATGAACTCTGTAGTCGCCTTGAACATAATCCAATCCACGCACACGTGCCGTACCAAAAGCACTACCACTTCTATCTGCAGCAGGATAAAGATTGACCTCAGTGAAATCTTCGATATAGCCAACTAAACCATACGCACTATCAGCAACAAAGTAGTTACCAATATTAGCACCTGTTTTTTCATTTGTTTTTGTTACAGTATCGTTAGCAACGCTTCGTGGTTTTTTAACTCTGATTGGAAGGTTATAATCTCTTTCAACACGTGAACCATTTACAAATGCTGTGCCGCCCGAAACCTTAAACAGAAGATAATCATCATCACTATCCTTGTTTATAGTAAGATCGAACATACCGTTTGCTCTTTGTTCGATAAAGTCACCTGTCTGCGAATATGTTCTCGCATCGATGATGTTACCAATCTTAGACAAGATTTTATCAGAGGTTTTGATCAGAGAAACACGACCATTGCGAACTCTATAGACTTCATAGAAAGTTTCACTTGCCGCAATATCTTCTTTCTTGGCTAGTGTCAAAACAATACGAAGTCTGTCTGCACCAGGTGATGTTAGGTTTGGCGTTGTACCTGAGTTATCATAAAGAGCAATATTATCAGATGCAGTTACAATATCTTCTGTTACCTTGAAACCAATAACACCTGTAAAATCAGAAGAATACTTAGACAGTACTAAAGTCTGCGCCTCTACAAGAACAAGGTGTCCACCTGCAAATGTGTTAAACTCAGGAACTTCAGCTATTGACGCATTACCTACCGCATCGTTAGCGGAAACAATAGTAACATTACCTAGTGAGGTTGTTAATGTTGCACCAGGTTGAAACTTCTTAGTTGTTCTAGTATCTGTATTTTCTGATGATCCACCTGTTTTACCTGCAGACATTTTAACAAATATTGTTGCATCATCACCATCTGCAGCAGGAATAACTTCTTTTACCCTAGCATAAAGATCCCCATCGTTGATCTCTGTGCCTTTAAGTTGAGCATAACCTGTAGGAAGTTCTGTTACTTTGATGTATGTGTAAGAAAAAGCACCTGGTCCTGATGCCAAACTACCTGCATTATTAAAGATAGAACCTTCGTTAACAATAAACCTAGCTAGTTTCTCCAACTCAGCTTGGATGATGGTTTGCATCTGTGTGAGTTCACGTGCCTGAAGTGCTCTACCATTATTAAATAGAATACGATGGTAGTGATCACTGTCTCTCCAGTCATCGTTATATTCACTTAAAAAGGTTGTGCTAGTTAGATTAGTTGCCATTGTCTATCCTTAAAGTTTTACGACGACTTTAATGTCTTCAGTTTGGTCAGGGTCTCTTGCAATCTTCGCCTGATTGTTCAAAAATAAAACTTCCCCTGAGAAAGTATCTATATCAGGTTGTTGGATTAAATCTACTGTAAATGAACCAGACTTACCTGAGATTGTTACAGTCTCACCTGCGTAGAATGGAACAAACCCTGTCTCTTCGTCTTGGTGATACCAAATAGTAGCTGAGTCATCAAAGAAATCTATCCATGCGGATGCATCGCTTTCTCCATTGATCGTAACATCATCTGCCCAGTTTAGTCCACCTGTGATTCGTGTAGTTAAAACAATCTTCTTAGTAGCTGTACCCTGAGTTCCTGTAAACAGATTACCATTTGCAGAGTCTAATAGATTTTTGATAAGACCGATTTGACGATATTCATTATCAACAACCCAAGTACCATCAACATCACCCTCAGGTTTAATGTTAAACATAAGTGAGTTAGATCTTAAGTCTGTACGCATGTCAGCACCCAAACCGCCGGCCTCTGCAAAGATTGGATACACCTTAGCGTTAGTGCCTGATGTTAGATTTGTTTCATCAACCTTGACGTATGCTTTATTGTAGCCTGATCCCATTGCGCTTGTTAGTGATACATTGCCGCCCGCACCTGCGCCTGTGCCAACGGTTGCACTATCACCAATCTCTGCTGCAGACAAAGATCCCGCTGCATCTAGAATAGCATGTGCTTTAGCACCACTACCGTCACCTCTAACAGTTAATGAAGGTGCCGATGAGTAAACAGCATTACCTGGTTCAACTCTATATCCAATGATTTGACCATCAACTGCAGCGTCTTGCACAGCTTTTTGAGGTGCTTCAGGAGAAGTTGCTGCTGCTGAGTCAACAAACTTAACAGGCATAAAGTTAGCTGTCAAGAATCTATTCGCATCAGCAGTTGTGATTGTGTACATATATTTCCACACATATCCATCAGTCTCAATAGGAAGTGACGTGTTAGTATGATCAGGCTGATACTGAGAAACAACGGCAGTACCATTACTATCTTTACCTTGACGAATACAAACATATACGTTATTATCAGCAGTCCTGATATAATACGATGGTGTTGGTTGTCCAATAATATTATCGTTGAATGCAGGATATACAGTGTTTGTAGTCCAATCAGTCAAAGGAACAACAAAAGAAAATGCTTCAACAGCCTTTACTGATTGTAGATTGTATCGGAAAAGTCTACGATCTCTTTCAGTGTTTCTTGGGTTGATAGTAACATCAGTATTATCATCTGTCTGATAACTCTGAGAATGCCCAACCGCAATATAAAAATAGTTGTTGGAATCTCCAAGAGTATCGCCTTGGTTCTCATCAAAGAGTAGCTGAGAAAAGTTTCTTTTTAGTTTGTCTGTAATGATTGCTGGCATTTTTTTATCCTATTACGTCACGTTGTATCCGTATCCACCGATAATATTCCAACCAGTAGTACCATCCCAAATCAAAGTTACTGTATCGTTTGCATCAAACTCAATATCATTTCCTTGTGCTAGACCTAATGTCCCACTGCAGTTTAATGTTACCGTGCCTGTTCCACCACGTCTAATGATGTATTTTAGTTCACCCGGGGTGGTTCCGTCTAATAAATCAACAGTACCTGTAGTGGTTCCTGTCAATACCACCATACTAGAAGCTGTAGATGCTGTGGTGCCATTAGCCGATGTTGCTCGAGAAACTGCTGCTTTATCTAGCTGAACAGATCCTGTACCTTTTGAGTTAATAACAAGATTAATATTATTGCTTGTACCATGTGCAGAGATGGCTGGGTGCGTCAAAGGCGAAGATGTTCCATCGTCAAATTTGATACTATTGCGATTTGTAGTGAAAGTATCAGTAAAAGAAATAATAGAGTTACCAAGAGAGTCTGCTAGATACTCATGTACCTTAGGTCTTTGGATAGTAGAACCTTTAAGGGTTTTGTTATCTAGTGTAGCAGACTTATTATTGAACACTAGGGTATCACTGTCAGATAAAGACGGTACGTTAATATTATGATTTGCTGTAAGCGAACCCGGCACAATCGTATATTTGTGACTTGAATCATCATCAAAGATTTTTAGGTCTAAAATTGTAGGATTGTTTAATTCAGCACTATTAATAGTCTTATTAGTAAGAGTTTGTCTTGCTTGATTAACAGTAACAGTACCTGCGGAATCAGGAAAATCAATAGAGATTTCAGATGCAGGATCTGCTGCGCCAATCTTTGTTCTGAAAGATGAACCAACAATGTCAAGACCACTATCAGTAAGCTTAGTTGTTCCTGCACCGATGTTTGTTCCTAGAATATCATAAAGCTCTGTGAAGTTAGCATTGATTTTGATACCTGCGTTACGTAAAGTATCGCCCGATCTATCATTTGCCACTGTACCAGTATTGATAGTTTGCTTTGCCATGAATAACTCTCTAGTTTAGGTTTATAATATTTATACGTGTTGGAATGGATAATGTGCTGAATCTGCAGAGTTATCCGAATCAAATAATGTGTGATATACACCTTGGTCAAAGGTGGATTGAACTGTGATGATACCGTCTGAATCTTGGTCCATTGTAAGGATAAGATCATCTCTAGATGCAGAGTCATCAAATAGTGTCGAGTTTGGACCGATGATAGAAATCTGGCGTCTATCAGCATCAAAGTCTTCGATTGCTTCGTCACCAACTTCACCAAATGTAAGATTGGTTAATGTTCTGCGTACACCCACATCACTATCTCTTTCAAGTAGCGTAATATCTGTAAATGCCTCAAATGCGTTTGCACCTTCGATAGCAACTGCTAAGTTTTCTGTAATCGGATCACCAATCTCATCCTGATCAATAGAAAGACCAACTACATTCACAAGTTCTAGTAAAAGTTCGGAACCAAGATAAACACCTGCAGGGTGTACAAATGTTTTGTATGCATCAACCCATTCACCCAATGGTAGACCAATCCTAATAAGAACTGCCATAGTCTGATACAGTTTATCGTCTGTAATGAATCTACGAGACTCAGGCCCGATTACAGATGCGGCTTCTTTGATCTGTTCACCTGCACTATTGATACTGTCTTGATCGTAATCAATAGAAGGGCCGACTTTAAAAATATTTTCTTTAGGATAAATGATCTGTGGGTCTATTCCATAAAACCCTCTAAAGAACTGCTCAATACTATACTTCGTCCCTTTGGATCTATACAACGTATTCGAAAACTTAATAGCTTCACGTTTATTTAAGAAGCCTCCAAAATACGCTTGTCCCAATAGAAGTTCATCTTCAAGATATTGTAATAGTTTCTCAGGGACTTGTGTTGCGTCCCTAGAAGAAAACAGCCTACGTATCTGCCCTGATGGATTATCAGACGAATCCATAAACTCATAATACGCTTTAAATAGTTTCTCAATAGTAGGATAGTCTTCAGCAAAATACTCAGGTAAGACATCCTTAATCTCACTTCTAAAGAAGTCGAGTTCAGTCCTATTATCGTCTATCTTTGTTTTATCTTTTATTGACATTAGTTAATAGCCGTTACTGTTACCGCACTTGTGATTGATCGATCAGGATCGAACTTAAGTATTTCGTTTCTTTCAGGCGCAATCGCAGATTGATTTGACGGAACTGCCGCTAGTTTGATTCTATCAAGTCCTGCAGAAATACTTGTTGGGTTAAAGTAGTTTATTGTTACAGTACCTGCTGATGCATTATAACTACCAATATTATCAACGACTACTGCACCACCCGCTAGAGCAATAACTTGAATGACATTTGTCCCTAGTTTATTTCTAAGTGAACAGATTTGCGACTGATATGTAAACTCATTGCTTGATATAATATACTCATTATCATCAGGTGCTGCAATAGCAACAGGAAACTGAAGTGTTTGGTTCGCTTGAACCTTTGTTCCAGATAACTTATTAACAATAAAGGTATTGTTTTCTCCTGAAAGTTCATTTAGGATCATATAGTTCGCAGCATCTTGATATCTTTGACTTACAACAAGATCAACAATCTTATTGATTTGGGCTGTGCTAGTTCCATCAGGATCTATAAGTAGTCCATTGATCACAGTAATCAGTGATGGTGCTGTAGGAATAAATCTCTGTTGCATTCTTACATCTGCTCTTGATGATAGAATAGCTGCTGATGCTTCATCAACATCAGTCAAAACATTTGATCGTCTAAATGCTTGCCCAAATCTACCTGTATTGTTAGCAAAGTAATCTGTGATTGTAGTGTTCACTCTATCTTGAACCGCATTCAATGTAAGGTCTGTAAGTTTTGGGTTGAACTGAAAGAATGTATCCATTTCAATAAAAGTATCAACAGGATCAACAAAACGCAGATTGAATGATACGATTGAAAGTTGTTCTGCAAGATCTCTGATTGATTGTTTGGTACTTGCAATAGTCGCCGCTGTGACATCATCTTCAAATAGAATAGAAACGTATACTGCACCAAACTCAGGGTTCACCGCTTCTTCACCGCCCCACGATGAAATATCATCGATAAGAGTTGAGTAGTTTCTCAGAATGAGTGATGCATAGTCATCTGCAGTCACCATACGGTTTTGTGTTGCATATTGAAATGGGGCATTCTTACGAATAGATTCTATGCTTTCTTTTTCATCACCACCAATGGAGTTTACATATGTTACGACATTAATATCTGCTGTGATACCTGTGTCTGCCACATTGTATTGTGCTGCAGGTGTGAATGTTACTGCACCATTTGCGTCTGCACCTTTTGTGGATAGGTATTGAACCTCAATCTTATTACCTGCAGATGGAGCAATACCAAATGTCTCACCGTCACCAAAAGACAGTTCAAAGTATCCGTTAGGTGCTTCTTTAAGAATATAGACAGTTGAGTTAGAACTAATGGTTGTAAGGTTAACAATGTTCTGATATGTTGTTGATTCAGTGGATGACGCACTTTGGAAAACTTTTACTGTCACAGTATCT